TTAAGCCAAAAATATTTCAAGTCTGTTGTTCGCCGTCTGCATTCCGTCAACATGCACCCAATCGTCCTTTGTGCTTTTTCGGCTTTCAAGCCTGCGAAACGCTTTCAAAGTGCCATTGTTAATCAATTTTTGCACGTCTTCAAATAATTTTTTATTGTCTTTACTGTGCAAATCAAACGCGATTCCCAACGTATGACCCGAACAATACGGGGTTGATTTTGCTTTGACAAGCGGGTCAACATTGCTTCGCAATCCGCATTGACTTAAACTTCCGCCAAACTTCCAATTGTTAATTGTTATCGCCTGTCCGTGAAATTCCCTTATTGCGTCAAGGTCTTTCAAGATTTGTTCTTGAAAAAATTTCCAACAAAAATTCGCGCCGTATTTGCGCGAAAAATATTCGTAAACTTGCTTTGAAACAAGTTCTTCAATTTTAAAATATTTACAAATATACATGCCTGTTTTTCCTTTATTTCATGATGTCTTCAAGGTCTTTTATACGATTATTTGCGACCTTGATTTGTTCTTCTTTGACTTTGTCTTTTGATTCAAGGTCATAAACCCGCGTTATAAAATTGTTGTGCGCGTCAAGACGCTTGTCTTGTTCGTTAAAACGATGATTTATAAGCTCTTTGAATCCCTCTAATTTGCCGATATATATTCCCGCCGTTAAGATTTGAACAATCAATCCGACAACGGTCGCTAATACTGCAATAATTGTTCCGACTGTTGCTAACATTTAACCCCCTTGATTCCCTTTGAATCAAAATAATTTTGAAAATGCGCGGGGGTTATACAATGCGCGGGCAAATCATAATATTTGCAAATATCATCGTTGCATAATGCTATATATTCGGAACAAATAAGTCCTTGACGGTCTTTTTGCTTGCCGTTGTTGTGAAATATGGACGCTTTCATTAAACTTTTAATGTCGCCCGTTCCGTATTGTTGCCCGATATAGTCTTCAAGTCTTTTAATACTTAACTTCATGGGGAATATTGCAAATTCGGTCTTGTTTTCGACTTGTTCCCATAATTCGCGCTTAATTCTGCGAACACCTGCGGGAATACCTAAATTCTTAAAACCTTTTGCATGAGATTCAAAAATCCACCACGTTCCATACCGATATTTTAATCCCATAACATGCGTCGGAATCTCTGTCGAGTTCGGTGCGTATTCTTTAGAATATTTTTTGATTTGTTTTGCAATAAAAGACGTCCCATATTGCAAACCGATATATGTTCGCCTTTTGTCTAATGCTTCAAAATTAACCATTTTCGCCCCCATGCCTGCTGATATACGATTTTGATTTCTTTTTTAACTGTGTTTGTAGTTTTTTATTAAGCCTTTTCAAGACTTTAACGTTTGCGTCGGCGATTCGTTCTTTGACATCGTCCGTCAATGCGGGCAATCCATAAGACGAAATATACGCGCTCACGGCATTGATAACCGCAAGCGACCCCGCCTTGCGCAAATCATCGACGTTTTTTAATTCGTCCCAACGCTTCAAAATATTATCCGAAATAAAGTCTTCGACTTTTTCGCGTCGGTCGTCAATTTTAATATAAATTTTTTTAAACATAATAAAAACCTTTGCAAAAAAGAAGCGTTCCGAAAAACGCTTCTTTAAATATGCCCCGCCCGAACTTTGACGCACTATGCGCGCCGTCCGTCAAATACCCAACCAACCCAACCACAAAAAATTATATGCTTGCTTTTTCTGCTTTGTATTCGGCGAAAAAGCGTTCTTGCGCTTGCGCAAGGAATATCGACAATTCGGTTAATTCCTGCATTGTCATTATCACCGCGCGTTCTTCTTTTTCCGTACTGTCATAAATTTTTAGCGGGAATAATTGCGGTAATAATGCGCCCTTTTGTAACAATCCCGCGTAAACTGTTTCCGCCCACTTCGGCTTGTATGTATAGCCGTTTGTATATTCAATCGGGGTATTAAGTTTATTTTGATATGTTGCGAATGCTTGCGAATTATCGTTCCCGTTGATTCTATTTGCAATCATTTCGGACGCGTAAATCTCATATTCGGATTTTGTCAAAAATGCTTCTTGAAAATTAAACATCTTTGAAATTGACCCGTCTTCCTGCTTGATTTTAATTTCCTTTATATCGCGCCTTATATAAACACCGTCCGTTGATGATGTTATATCAATTTCGGACGGTTTTTCGTTGCTCTGTGAATTGATGTATTTAATTTCCATAGTTTGAATCCCCTTTATTTTTTGAATCCTGCTTATTCTTTAATTTGCTTTCTTTACTTATTAAATTTTTACATTTTTGAATGCTCACGTTACTTGTAATATGTTTCCGATAAGCATTAAATGAATCTGTATCGTCAAACCACCCTTTATATGACATAATTCGGTGGGCATTTTTCAAGGTTATTTTATCGGCTTTTTTGATTTTTCTTGCAACCCTGCAAGCCCTCAAAAATGTTGTTTTCCTTATTTCTGTATGGTCGCGATAGAATTTAAACCCCATAAAATCAATAAAGCGTCCTATTTCTTCGCCGTTTTTCTTGATATAATGAAATTTAAAAACTTGATAATTTTGTTTTATTTCAAGCCCGATTGTCGCAAAATATTTTCGGATTTCTTCCAAAACCCCATGCAACTCTCTTTTATTACTGCCTAAAACGACGATGTCGTCCATATAGCGCATATAAAATTTAACTTTTAAAACTTCTTTCATGTAATGGTCGAAGTCTTGCAAATAAAAATTTGCGAAGCATTGCGACGGATAACCGCCCAATGTTAAACCGCCCGAAATAATTTCCCCGTCGGGCAAAACCGAAATATTATTGTCAATAATCCAGTACAAAACATAAAGCATTAAATCATCTTTTATTTTTCTTGATAACTTTTGCTTTAAAACGTCCGTGTCCACGCTTTCGTAAAAATGCCGAACGTCAATTTTTAAACAATATCTAACATCTTTTTGATGATTCTTGATATACCTTGCAAGAAATTTTTTTCCAAAATGAAGCCCTTTTCCTTTAATAGACGCGCAATTGAAAAAATAATTTCCTTTAAACAAAACGTCTTCGCAAGCGTCGATTGCGATTCTTTGAATCCACTGTTCTGGACAACCGCGAGAGAAAAAAGGTTGCGAAACAATACGTTCTTTTTTCTGCACCCCGTCTAATCGCCTGCGCGCTTTATGAATTAAAGGTTTTAAATTGCGGTTTAAAATGTCGCTTCTTATTTGCGCTTTGACTTCTTCTTTATGTTCGATAACGTCCTTGACATCGGAACGACCTGTTTTCTTTTTGCTTGCATGTTTCAATGCCTTGTCCATGCATTCATCAGACAAGGCATATTGAATCTTGTTTTTGTATGTTTTCATAGAGGAATTTTAAATCTCTTATTATTTTAGCCTTACGAGTTTTCATTTTTTCCGACCTTTAAACCTTTACTTCGTTTTAAAAGCCAACTACTAACCCGCCCTCTTTGTCGGCTGATTTTTGCTTGATAGCAAGGATTTAACAATCATACGATTTCGAGATTTAATAAGTTAGGGACGCGCCATAATTCCAATTCGAGTGCGAAGCGACATTGTTCACCGTAAACGCGAACAAACCGTTAAGCAACCCGTTCGCCGAGTTAGAACTACCGCGCGATTGTTAAACCCATTTTATTATACAAAAAATTTTCTTGCTTCGCAAGTTAGTAACGGGGGAGTTCCCCCGTGTACCCCCCATTAAAGAGGGTTTTTATAAGAGAGGGACGCGCCATAAATCCAATGCGAGTGCGAAGCGACATCGTACACCGTAAACGCGAACAAACCGTCAAGCCACCCGTTCGCCGAGTGAGAACAACCGCCAGTCCTTAAAAATCCGACAACGTTTGCAGTCCAAAAACCGTCGCAATAATAGGTTGTTGCGCTTGCGCCTGTAAATACGGACGGAACAAGCCCGATTCCTTGAACAAGTTTTGTTTCTTTTATGTATGCTTGCGAAATTGTCCCCGTTCCGACATTAACCCCCGAATTAAGATAACCCGTTCCGTCGTCGTTGTAATCTTCGGCGGTTGACCCGTCGTATGTGTTAGGGGTCATTTTATAAAGCAAATTGCCGTTTTTCTGAATACACCCGACGGTAAATTCCCAAACGTTCCCCCAAAAATTATCAATAAAGAATGTTGTTACTGTTCCGTTGTTATTGTCGCCATGAAACATTCCTTTGTCGTCATTTAATCCGCTTGTAAGGTGGGCGCGGTTGTTGTCCGCCGTTCCGCCTGTATAGCGTCCCGTTCCGAAAACTTCTTGAACGTTTGTTGAATGCCCTATAAGCAAGTGTAAATAAGTCATTAAACGATAGAACGACCATTCACGGCAATTCCAACCCGCGCCGTTTGCTTTGCATTGTTGCCTTTGTGTCACTCCGCTCATATTAACCGTCGGCGCAAGCCCGCTTATTGAACGGAAAACGCTACTAACCGAAGCACCGTTGTATTTTGCGTAATAATAATATGGAACAAGGTTATTATTATTATTTATATGCGTAAAGCAATCATAATCTTCGTCCACCTGTTGATTTGCAATATAGATATGTTTTAAGCCGTTTTCGTTGACTTCTTTAATCCATATTTGCGAAACTTGAATCATGACATTGCCCGCGTATGCCGAATTTGTCGCGTCGGACGGTGTCCCGTCAAGTTTTTGTTTCATATTATAAGGGTTTAAGAAATAGTCAACTTCGCCGTTTTGCTTTAGCATTACGGGCTTGAATGATTCTATTATAAAGGTATCTTTCCAGTCGCCATAATCGAAAACACCTTTTTCAAAATCCATTTTTGCGGGTCTGAAATTAGCATTTTTTCCGCAATATTCAATCCGCCCGTATGGATTACTATTTGATTCATTGATAGTAAATTCGTAAACAATCGCGCTTCCGAATTTATTTGCGGAATCGTAGCAAATAGCCCCGTTTACACTCACGGGGAATGCTCTATAATAGTAATCATTTATTGCGTCGGGCAATAAGTCTTCAAAAACGGTTGTATTGTATTTATTGCGAACTTTGTTTGTTGTTATAATTTCGCCGTCTTCTTCGTTTTCGGGGAAACTGCCTTGTTTTCTGACAATGATTGTTTTTTCCCACGAAGCAAGAACAAGCCCGTTAATAACTGTATCGTTCGGGTCGTTCCATTGTAGCGACACGGCTTGTCCGTTTTTTGTTATCCTTAAATTTGTACAAATAGACGGGGGCAATCCGACCGCCGATGTTTCAATACTTCCGATTTTTGCGTCGATTTTTTTCCAATTATTGTTCAAATCGCGTTCAAAGTCGAAGAAATCGTCCCCGTCCGTTTCCATGTCTGTTAAATATAAGCCTAAATTTTCTGTTTGTCCGCTCATGCCTGTACTCCTACATTACAATATTGATTCTTTTTAAATGTTTGCATTTCTGATTTTGTTAATACTTGATGTATTTCTTTTTTGCGCAAATACCTATAAACCCACATTAAAGGCAAGTGCGCGGGTCTTATTTCTTCAATTGATTCTATTAACGAATCCAAATCCGACGGGATACCGTAAGAAGCGACAAATTCAATTTGAATTTTGCCATTGACGAAATCCGCTTCGATTTCGCCATTTTGCCACGCGTCGCATACATTTTGAATCAATTTGATTTCATTGTGTCCGTCTGATAAATATTTCGCCTGTATTCTTGATTGACGGTCTTTTATTGTTTGATTCTTTGTCGGGGTTATTTTTAAGAAATTTTCCCACCACTTGCACCCGTCTTCGTCTAATCTGTTAAAGAATTGATTATTTTTGACGGATTCGCAAAAATCAACGAGCCTTTGAAAAACTTTTCCCAATGCTTCCGTGTAATCGTTTATAAAATTATCGCTTCTATAAACGACATTTATTAACTTGATTATTTCGTCTTTAATGCTCATGCCTGTTCCTTTTCTTTGATATTAAGCACATTCAAGACGGCAATTTCGACTTTTTCGTCTGAATCAATCAAGGCGATATTATCTTCCGCGTTGTTTACCTTAAAAGAACTTTTGTCATAGTCAAGAACACCGTCGGCTCTCAATATACATGCGCCGATTTGTGCATAACTGATATATGAATCCGCAAAAACGGTTGATTTTAAATATTTCTTGATTTCTTCTTTTATGTTTTCAATAACAACCGCAAGAACTGCGCCCGATTTCAAAATGATGTCCGCTTTAACGTCAATATTCTTTGCGAATGCGCTTTCTGCGGTTACATACGCGCCGATGTCTGCTTCGCCGTTGCCATGACCCCAACCGTATTTCTTATCGGAAATATAGGAATATTCGTTCTTTTCGGCGGTTGCAATAATGCTTGACAAATCATAATCGGAATATATCGCTTCGCCTGCGGGGACACTTTCTTCCGAATAGTTTTGAACATATCCCGTTAAAGTTCCGTTTGTTACTTTATAGCCGAACGGGTCAATATATTTTTGCACGGCATTAACAAGCGCATTATCTGCGGGGTCATTGTCTGTATTGATAACAACAACTTTGACGGTGTTGTCCCCGTCCCACAAAGATTTTATTTTTGCGTCGCCGACCCCTGCGACTTCTTTTGCCCACTTTTTATAGTGATTTTTATTATTTGACGTAATCGGTTGTTGTTTGTCTTCCAAATATCTTTCGATAATTGATTCTTTTGTTTCTTTGTCATAACCACCCGATGTTGCGTTCGGGTTTGTTACGCTTGCAATTCCTGCAATGCTCACGGGAATTACGACGATTGAATTTTCGGGAATATTTCCAATTGCGCCCGAAGTTACGCATTCAACGGCAAAAGTTCCCGTTTCAAGAATAGTTTTTCTTTCGGTTGCCCTAAATTGCAAGCCCGATTCGGTTTGAAACAAATCGCCGACGTTTATTGTTCCGTTGCCTTTTGCGGTCAACGCGCCCGTTGCGTATGTTGCAACACGCGGGCGAACACGGCTTCTTTGAGTTACAAACAAACAAAGGTCGTCATATTCAAAATTGCGTATGTCGCCCATAGAAGCGATATATTTCAATATTGAATAAACTTTGCTTAATCCGCCGATTGCGATTGCACGGGCATAATCCCACGCTTGAAATCCAACGCTTTTTTGATATTTTGCGGGTAATTCCGCCAAAATGTCCGCCGAAATTTCTTCGTCGGATTTATTTACTTCTAAAAACATAAAATCCCCTTTTATTTAATCAAGAATGAAACGTCCACCGTTTCTTCAATCAAATTTCCGTCGTATAGTTCAACTTGAACATATATTTTGACGATTTTTCCGACTTTCGTCATGTTATAACTTGTTACCCTGTTGATTGCGGGGCATAACGGCAACCCCTCACGGATTTCGCGTTCGACTTCCGCTTCTTCATAGCCATTATTTAAAGTCTTGCGCCCGAATAACTTGCGGATTGATGTTCCGAAATTTGTTCCGTTGTAAATTTTATAAGTATTTTTCGGGGTGATAATAAATAAAATTATCCATTGTCGGATTGCTTCAACCCCCGTGATTTGCTTCGGGCTTCCGTTTTCAAGAATAATTGTCTTCTTTTTATAATCAAAAGACGCGGTTTGTGCAATTTCCGTTCCTGTCGAAATAACTTTTTCACGAATTGATTGCGTTTCGTTTTCGGTTTGTTCAATTATTGTCGGAAACATTATTCTTGCACCTCGTTCAATACTTTATCTATTAAAATATATTTGTCTTTTTGTTCTAAACTTGCAAGAACAACATTGTCGCCGATTTTCAAATCGCATTTTAACGCAAGTAATTCGTCGCGAATCCCTATAATTGCGCCCGCTAAATATGAAATTGCGTCGGGCATATTACAAGGCGACCCCGTGTAAGAATGCGTTTCGGTTATCGCTTCGGCATTGTCTGTATTTTCGGGAACGGTTGCGGACAAAATCCCTGTTGCGTCGATATTACAACGCAAGCGGAAAAATTCCGAAATTAAAAGTTCGTCATTTTCGGTCAACATGATTTTGCCGTCTGCAAAACTAACAATAACCAACGGCGCGACCTGTTCAACACGTGCAATAATTCCGCTTTTAAGGTCTTTCGGGTTATCCCGTCCTTTAAGTTCGCCCGCAAGAAATCCGAAAAAGTCTTTTTTTTCTTCGCCTATTTTGCCACTCATGCCTGTTATTCTCTCATTTCTAACGTTACCGCGATTCGTTCACTGTCCCCGTCGGGTTGGTGTTTCGATGATGTTATTAAAAAATTGCCCTTAATTCCGTACAATTCGCAATCAATCGGCATAATAACGCCTTTATGCATGCGCCAATTTCCCAACATAGACAAAGAAATCGTTTTGGATAGTTTATTCAAGCGCGTTAAGGTATCGGACGCAATTTTCGGCAAATTGTTTGTCTTTGATGTGTCCACCGTTTCGACTTCTTGCAAAAGTCCGTATTTTTGGATTGATTGCGAATTTTCCGCAATAACTCTTTTTTGAATCTTGTCGGAACTATCCGCAATAATGACCCGATTTCGCAAATCCTGCATTGATACTTTAATCGACGGCGCATTGATTGTTTTTTCCGATAAAACCGAAAAGATACTATTTCCGCCCGTTAAATCCGTTATTGTTTCATAGGGTAGAACATCAAATCGACCTTTCGCGCACGTGTAATAAATATCTTTTATGCAACCTTTTAATTTTGCATATTCTATCAATTGATTAAAAACGTCCGACAATTTGCGGTCTTTGAATATTTCCGTTACGGTTGCCGACATTTCGGGAATATTCCCGACGGGGATTCCGTAATTTTGACAAAGTTTTTTCAATGCGTCCGAAATCTTAATCTTTTTGAATTGTTCTATGATTTCATTTTGGTTAATATAGAATCCGCAATCATAGCCCGAAAATTGAAAAACATTTGCTTCGTTTTGGTCGAAGTCCGTTATTATACCTTTTAAGACTGTTTCGTTTGTTTCACGTTCTATTATCTGAAACAATGACCCGATTTCATAAGTTGTATAAGTTGAAAAAGAAAACGTGTCCGCGTAATTCTTTAAATCGTCCGACCATTCGGGCGAAATCAAATTTTCGACTTCTTCGCCGTTTATCAAATATTTATATGACATCTTATATTAAACCTACTTTTGCAAGGGCTTTTTTTGCGACGCTTTGAATTGCGACCGTTTTTAAATATTGACGCAATGTCGGCGACCCGTTGACATAATCCCATGCTTTTTCGGGAAATTCTGTCAATGACAAAGTGTATTTTATATCGCCCGCCGTATCAACCGACCACGAAAACCCGTCGTCGATTGTTGCTAACATATTGCAAATCGGACGTTTTGCAAGGGTCGTCGCAATAATGCGAATCGGCACTTTTGCACTGATTGCGTCTTCCAAAAAGTCAATATAATCATAACCGTTTAAACGCGCCCCCAATGCCACAAAACTGTAATTTTTATATACGGGGAATATAGAAGACCACCCGACCGTCTGCAAGGATTTATCGCCAACAAGACGGACATTTCCTTTGACTGTTTGCAAGGTCTGATTTTCGCCCCCGTGTTTGAAGTCAACATCGGGCGGAACTACGGGAACAACAAAAAGATTTGTTCCCGCAATATCGCTTAAAATTATATTCATGGATTACCTCACCGCCATTGCAACTTGTAATTTTCGGGCGAATGCTTCCGCAAGTTGATTTATAAATTCTTGATTGCCGATAACATTTCCCATGATTGTCACGGGGATTGTGATATTCCCCCCGCTATTTTTCGCCATTTTTGACGAAATATCATGCGGAATTATGCGCGACCCGCGTGGCAAGTCCACGATTTCCCCGCCGAACTCATTTATTCGGGTAGCACCGCCCGAATAGAACGACGTTCCGACTGCGTTCTTTTTCGGGGTTTCTTTGTCGGTTTTTTCAACTTCGACCGTGCCTTTTCCGCCGAAAAATATCTTAATCGCCCGAATTGCTTTTCCGACGGCTTCGGTTACTTTGTCCCAATTTTGAACAAGCGTCTTTATGCCATTGATAAACATTCCTAACGGGGTCATATTAAAGGCTTTTTTAATAAACGCGCCGATTGTAGTTAAAGCGGGCTTTATTTTTTCGTAAAAACTAACAAACGCATTTTTGACCGCGTCCCAATTTTTAACAAGTAAATAAATTCCGCCGACCAAAAGTCCGACACCGACCGCAATTAAACCGATAGGATTTGCAATCATAAGAGCGTTCCACACACCTTGCGCCAAACTTACCGCTTTAATTACTGATTGCAAAGTCTTAATCGTTGAAATTACCCCGTTTATTGCCTTGTATGCAACGAACGTTGATAAACAAACAACCGCGATTGTTTTCAAGCCCTCGAAGTGTTCAATTAAAAATTTAACTGTATTTGATAGCCCTTGAAAAACAGGGGTTAAAGAAGACTTTATTTCGGGTAAATGGTTGACAAGTTCGTCCGCCAACGATTGAATTGCGGGCATTATGTCCGCGCCGATTTGATTTCCGAACGCTGAAAAAGTCCTTTGAATTGTGTCGATTGTGTCTTTGAGTTTAACACCTGCGTCGATTGCGTCGTCCGACATAACCATGCCTAATTCGTTAGCCTTTTGACGCAAGCCGTCCACTGATTCTGCGCTTTGATTTAACAATGGCTTCATTTCAAGCGCGGATTTTCCGAATAATTTATTTGCAATAACGGCTTTTTCTGTCGGATTTTTCATTCTTTGAAGCGCGCGCACGGTATTATTGAAAACATCTTCTTGATTGCGGAATTGCCCGTTTCCGTCTTTAACCGCAACCCCTAATTTTTTAAAATATCCGATTGAATCTTTTGAGCCTTTACGGACGTTATCCATTTGATTCGCAAGCGTTTTATATCCCATTTGCAAGGATTCGACGTTCCCGCCGTTTTGCGACATGATGTAATCCCATTCTTGAAAAGATTTTCGCGACATTCCGATTTTTTGCGACATTTTGTCCACGCGGTCGCCTGCTTCCATAGATTTATTAACAAGAACACCCGCCGTTGCAACAACTGCCCCTATTCCTGCGCTAACTGCCGTGCAAGCCCCTTTAAGTTTTCCGCCCAAATCTTTCGACAATTTGTTGATTTCATTATTTAATTTTTTTGCTTCTTTTTCGGTTATTCCGATTTTGTCCGCAACTTTTTTGATATTCGGGGAACACTTGTCTTGAAGTGCCATAATTAAGCCGATAGTTTTTCCCATGTTCTACTCCTCACTACATTCTGCGACAAGTTCCATTGAAGCCGTCATGAAGTTTTTGTCATGAATGCTTAAATTGTTTAAATATTCAAGCGTAAATCCTTTTTGTAGGTAATAATGCAAAAACGCAAGGTCTTCGTCTTCGGTTATTTTTTTTTAATATCGTCAACGCTTCCATGCCCGTATAAAGCCAAAATATATTTGCCTAATTGCAAGAACTCGACAACATTTGCGCCGTATATCTTTTTTGGTAGCAAATAAGGGTCTTCGACTTCGTATTCTTCAAGCAATTTCGGGTCGCGGAACATCGGGCAATTTTCATATAATAAACGTGAATTTGCATAATGTTCGTCTTTTATTTCATGCGATAACATTTCCGCAAAAGATTCGCCGTGCGTGTTTTCGACTTCAATTTCCCCGCCGAAAAATTCCGAATAAAAAGGGTCGGGGGCTTTATCTAAAAGCCCCTTTTTTGCCAAAATCATTTCGGTTGTAACGAATTTATTTTTTGTATCTTTTGTATTTTTTGACATTGTTTAAACTCCTTATGTTAAGTCGATAGGCTTCCAGTCTTCCGCCTCGAATGGTATTTCTTCCGTAACAAGTTTCTTTTGTTCAAAGTTCAAAATATCCATTTCGTCGAGCGTTACCCCCGTTATTGATACACGTTCCGTAACACCCGTCTTTTTGTTCTCGATTAAGCCAATGATTTTAATTTCGGGTTCGTCATTGTCTTTGTATTCTTTCATTAAACCGATGAACGTATTATCGACCTTATATTTTGAGATTGTCCCCGATAATTCAATCCCAACGCGTCTTCGGGATTTTTTCAAACTTCCCGATTTGTGTACGTCTTCATAGACATTTTTTTGTTTTAGTGTGAAATTTTGCAAGGAAAAACACGGGGTGTTGTTAATCCACAAAGTCCCGTCCGTTCCGTTAAATGTGTCGTATGTTTCAAAAGGCATTTTATTAACTCCTATATTTATTAGTACATTTCAACTTCCATGCTCATTCCCTCGATTGCGTCAAGGAATTTCGCATTTACAAGCGGGAAAACCATTTTTTTGAATGTCAATTTTTTAATTTCCATATCTGACATTTTGTTGATTTCGTCCGCATTTTTGCCCACCGCAATCCACATTTCGCGCTGTTTTTTAACATTGACATCGACGTGGTTGTCATATTCGGGGTCAAGGATTCCCAAATCTTCAAGTTGTTTCAAATAGTAATCGCAAGCGGAAAAGAACAAGCATTGATTGTCATATTTGTTTTTGTATTTGCCTTTGTAACCTGTTCTAAATGCGTAAATAATGTCTTCTTTAAGACGTTGCATTCCCTCAACAATCGCGATTGATTTCATGTCTTCGGTTATGTTTTCGCCCAAAGTCAACAAAGTATTAACGGGGCTTGCAACTCTGACACCTTCTTCTTCGTTGTATAAAGTACACTGACCCTCTTTGATTTGTTCGGGTAGCATTACGGATTTTAATTCGGTAAATACTTTATACGAAATTGATTTGTCATAAGGACAACCCGCAATCACGCCGACAAGAATCGGTAATAATTCAACCGTATGGATAACGGTTTCGTTATCATCTGCAAGAACTGCGGACGGGTTATTGTTTGAAACAACATACATTGAATCGCTTTGTAAATTATAAACAAGCCCGAATTTCTTATTTTCTTTACAATAAGAAGCAACCGTTTCTTGTTCGCTTGCGTCGGTAGTAAATAACCAATTCCAATCAATCAAGCGTATGTCTTCAACAACCGAAGCCATGTTCTTTGAGTATTCCAAAACGGTAACTTGCACCGCTCCGCCGTTAAAAATTTGCTTGATTTGCTTTTCCAACGATTTTTCATCATCGAGAGAAAAGACCGCCGACCCGAAAACGCGTTTTCTTGTCCCGTGTTCCTTGATTTCGTTTTCGCTTGTTAGCGAATAAGATGTTTCGCCGATTGCAAAAGATGTTGATTCTGTATATTCTGTAATTTCGCCGACTTTGGTTTTGCATTGCGAATCAGAATAAACCATGACCCCTATTGCAAGGCGGGTTTTTGTGTAATATGTTTTTGTTGCCGAAACATGCGAAAATACTTTCGCAAGCGATTCATTCTTTTTGCAAAATAAAACGCGTCCTTTTGTTCCGACTGCGATTAAGTTTGCGACACGTTGTTTGAAAATAACTTCAATCGTCGCTTTGATGTCGTCAATTGTCAAAGATTTTGCCATTGTTCCTTTTACTCCTCTTATTTTTAAATGTCTATTTCTGACATGTCGTCTTCTTCATCTTTTCCGCACGGCGAATCGTCCGTTTGTCCCGTGCTTTCGGTTATTACGGATTTGTTTTCGTTTTCCACCGTCAAGTCGATGTCTTCTATGTCTTCGCCTGCTTCGTCTTCCGACATTCTTTGCGACAAGACAAAGTCAATTGTCATGTTCAAGAAATAATCTTCTTCGTTCAAATTGCTTTGTAACGCGTCTTTTTCAACTTCGATGATGTATTTATCATCGGGAACGATTAAAGGCTTGTTAAAAGCCCTTATAAACGCTTCTTCAATTTCCAATAATTCCAATAATTCTTCTTTTTTAGAAAAATAAATAATATTGAATGAAATTCGGTCTTCGTAAAGTTCAACCGCGATTTTTTCAAGATTTTTTCCGACGTATTGAATATAAAACGACGGGCGCGTTATGTTTTTAATATCTTTTTGTTGAATAAGAACATTCGGGAATGTTTCTTCTAAACGTTCCCGAATTGCCTTGTATAATTCTATTGTCGAAATCATGAATGTCTTTTCCCGCCTGTTGTTTCGTCAAAATATTTATACATGAACGCTTCCGCGTCGTTTAAATATTGCGTTATGAACTCCAATTCCGCGATTTTGAAAACAAGTTTTCCCATAGTAAACCCCGTCCCACGTTGTTGTGTCGCCTGTTCGGCACGACCTGCGCGGGTTGTTGCGCGTTTAGAACTTCGCGGAACGTTTACATGCCCGTATTCGATTAAATGCGCATGCGGGGCTTTATTGTATGCCCTGCAACACAAATCATTCGCGTATTTATAAGGTTTTCCGACTTTAAATCCTTTATGATATGATTTTTTATCAATCCAATTTTTTTTCTTGCCCTTTGACGTCCCGACCTCTTTTCGCGCAACCTTGCGGGCAACTTTCAAGCACTTTTGCGCTTCTTCTTTGATGAATTTTTCTGTTTCTTTCGGGAAATTTTCTTTTATATCGCGCATTAAATTTTGTTTAAATTCGGATAATTCTTCAAATAAAAAACCCTCTTGCGACATAATGCGCCCCTTTTTATTAAACTTTTTCTGTCACGAAGACTTGCAATTCTTCGTTTTTGAATCCGTCGTCAATTGAATAATTGACTTTGAAAACATGATTTTGATATTTGATGATATGTTTATCGGGTCTTATTTCGGGGAAATTGTTATAATCCCACGATATTTTATGCGTAACGCTTGTCATGATTGTATCGGCGGGACGTCCAGTCAATAAACCGCCGACACGCGTTTCAATGCAAGCAAACAAACCTTTGACAAAGATTTCGGCTTCTTCTTTTTCGCCTAATCTGTTGACTTTTTCGCCTTTTTTGATTTCGTATATTTCAATATAGCGGTTATATTTACCCCTGTTCATAAGCACCCCGAATCTTTATATGACGAATGATTGCGTCAAGTGTGAACGGAATTTCGTTCGTTGCTTTATCGCTAATTGAAGAACGGTTGTCGTATAAATGCGCAACATGAAACAAGATTCCTTGTTCATAAACTTTGTCGCCTGCAACATGCGCAACCCCTGTTTGTTCTTTTATGAATGCTTTTGAAGTATCAACAAGGCTTTTTATAAAATCGTCGTCAAGGTCGTGTTGTATTCTTAAATATTTTTTGATGTCTGATAATTCAATCGACATTTGTTAAAATCCTTTTATCAAAAGAGGGGGCGGAAAAACTCCGCCCTTTATCCCAAATACTCCCCTTTTTACTCTGTATATTCCGCCAAAATTAAAGCAATTAAATCCGTTTTGTTTGTATAATCGTATGTTAATTCAATTAACGAAGCGAAAATTTGTAATTGTTCAACGGTCATTGCGTTTAATTGTGTTTGCGTCGGCGTCACGGCAACAATCTTTGTTGTCAAAGATTCTGCCGTATCTGCATTGTCCCCGTCGGCTGAATAAGTCACGCCCAACTTATCCGCCACCCCTTGCAATTGCGCAAGTGTCGGTGCTTCGGCGGGGACTACGCTTTTTTTAATTCAAATGCTACAATTGCGCCTAAATCAACAAGCCCGCCGTCTGCAAGTGCAAGTATTCTATACACTGTATCGCCCGAAGCGAATGCGCTTTCTTCTGATTTTGAAAGTTGCGCGTCTTTTGACCAATTGAACATATATTCGGAAAAATCACCGAAAATAATTGTTCCGTCTGGCACGTCGTCGCATTCTGTAACTTCGCGCCCTAAAACCTTATTTTGTGTTATATCAAAAATCGGTCTTCCGTTTGTATCTGTAATCGCTAAAATGTCGTTATACAAAGTATTTGTTGACATCATAAGCGTTGCATTTTTGCGGGCAACTGCGGGAATGCTTGAAAATAATTTCAATACATCTTTAAGTGTCCATGAAGTTGACGCGGTTTGTTTAACTGTTAAGAATTTCAAAATTCCTTTTGCGCCGTTTGTTCCTGTGCCGTTGATAATATCCGCGTCGAATGCTTGCATTAACTTTTTAGATAATTTTTTGACGATATAGTCTTCTAATGCGTCGATTGCGGTGTTTTCAAGTTCACAAGTTAGACGAACAAGTTTAATATACTTCTTCGCGCCCAATTTTAAATCGTCCAAAGTGTCGTCAAGGACTGTTCCGTCTGCGCCCTCTGCTTTTCTTTGAATATCATTTGTTAATTTTTCAAAAGGAATTGAAACATTGCCACTTAAATGCGAAACCGTTACAAGACTATAAACAACGGATTGATTTTCAATCTTTTCATAGATTTTATTCATTGTTAAAGTCGGAACTGTTACACCTGCGGAACTTGCATTCGTTGTCATAGCGCGTTTTTCTGCGTCGTTTAGTTCAACACCTGCAAGGGTTTTGAAGAATGCGGAACGATATTCTTTTGAATCAAGCCCGTAATTTCTTTCTTCTTCGCCTTTTTGGAATGGGTTGTCAATTTCATTCGGTGTAATTTGACCGTTTCCAATTTTAGACATGATGTTTTCGCGCTTCTCGATTTTTCTTTCTTCTGCTTCAAGACTGCGCAATTCGTCTTCAAATTTCGTCAAATCTTCTTCGCTCATTGATTCGATTTCTTGTTCTATTTTTGAACGAATTTCTTTTTTTCTTTTCAAAATTTCTGCTTTTGTTTTCATGATTTACTCCTTTTAATTTTATAAATATGTCCTACAAATCAAGCGTTTAAGCCGTTTCGCTCTCTCCGAAGCGTTTTGTTCTTTTGCGCGTCCGTCAAAATAACTTCGGGCTTCCACGTTTGTATCATCATAAGCGGGAATATCCACCACGCTTATTTCGTAAACTCTTTTTATTTTTGTTATTGTTCGTGTGTGCGTTTCTTGGTTGTACGCGTCTTCTTCAACCCTAAAAGCAAAAGAACATTTATCAAGCAAGCCGTTTTTGACATTTGTATAAACATCGTTTGCGTCGTTTGTATCTAACAAGGTGGCGCGGAATTTCAAGCCGAAGTCGTCAACTTTTAATTGAAGACTTCCGTTCCTTGTTCTTGCTAAAATTCCCTTTGAATCGCCGTGATTGTATTTCAAGCAAACATCTTTTAAGTCTGCTTTGTCGAACGCTTCTTTTGCGATGATTTCTTTGTATTCAATCCCGCCACATTCCCACAATACTGTCGGTTTATCAAATACGACCGCGTAACCCTCAAGAACTTTCCTTTTTTCTTCGTCCTGCGAAAATTCCGCGTTGCGAAGTTCAATCGTCCTGTTTAATTTCTGATTGTTTGTCGGTTGTTCCGTTGTTTGTTTCGGATTCGTTGTCGTCATTTTCTTTATTACCCCCTTGATTCTCTTTGTTATTTTTTCCAACCTTTTGATATTCATTCGCGTGTTCAATATCGACATAATTCAACGACATCAAGTGTTTATCCGCAAAAGGCGCGTTGATTTTTGGCATTTCCATTATTTCGCATGCCTGATTTATGCTATAAATACCTAAAGGCATAAGTTTTGAAATAACGTCCGCTTTTGTTGCATTACTTGCAAACGTCATTCGTTCCGCCGAAAATATAATTTCGTTACCATGTCCGATTTCCTTATCGGTAAAGGTTTTATAAGTAAATTCAAGCGATAATTGAATCGCAATCGGCTCGATAACTGAAGAATAAAAAGCGTTGTATTCTTCTTCGTTATATTTTGACCGCACGATGTCTTCGGATATATTAAAGAATCTGTAAACATTTTCGCGGGCAATTGCCGTTTGTTTATCGTCTGCCGTTTGCGGTTCGACTTTTAATTCTTTAAATTCTGCCGACGGGTCAAGTGTTGCGAAGCCGTCCGCATTGTTTATATTCAAATATGATTCGACAAATTCGTCTTTGATTTTCTTTTGTTTGTCGTTCGGTGTTACCGATTTGAATTGAATTAACCCGCGTAACCCTGCCGATAATTTAATCGAATTGATTATCCCTTGATTGATTGCGGTTAAAACATTTAACGGGGCTTGCAATGCTTGCCGTTGTTCCGACCCGAACAAATCATTTTCGTTAAAATGTCGTCTTATATGAATTAAATCGTCATAAGGTAAGCAAACTTTGCGACTATTCATGAACGAAAATTCGACAAAAACTTCGCCTTGCCATTCTAACAATCGCAAATTTGAAAAGTTAATCGGATAATATCCGACAATCTGTCCGAATCCGTCACGGTGGATATATACAAACGAATTATTGCAACATAACAACTGCGTAACGATTTTATATATAAAATCAAACGAGTTCATATATTGATTCGGGCGCAAAGACAATAAGCGGTTTAATCCGCCTTTTATGACTGCTCTATCCTTGCGGTGTTGCGGTTTTAACTTTGCGCAATTCGTCGCAATCGCATGAATGCAACTTCGGATTGTTGCGTCGTCGTATATATCGCCGTTAAAACTTGAAACATGCCCGAATATTTGATTTAACAACTGAAAATTTGTTGCACCTGCAAGTTCGGGTTTTGCCGTTTTTCCGAAAAAGTGTTGATATAGATTTCTAAATTTAATCATTTTTTATTATTGCCCTGTATTCTGATTCAAAATCTTTATACGCGACGTATGAATCCAACAACGACGCGCCCCCGTCAATTCTCATTCTTGGATTTGATGTCTTGCACGGTTGAATATTGTCGTTTTTGTCAACATCGACGGCGATATTTGATAAACACCACTTTGTTATCGGGTTGTTATCATAGACGATATTTTTTGCGGTCAATTCAACCCCTAACATGCGCATGGGATTTGACAAAGTTTGCTTGCCCTGCGCAACGGGGAACATAACATCACCGAACGTGTCCGTCATTTCTTTAACCCAATACGTCGCCGAATATCTGTCATAACCGATTTTGAACGGGTATAATTCAAACTCATTCATCAATTCGACAAACCACGCGGTTATATCCGACGGGTCAATCAAATTTCCGCGACATAATCGAATTAACCCCATTGAATACCACTTGTCATAAGGGATTTTGTCTTCTTTGACGCGCAAATCCAACAAGTCTTCGGGTATCCAATACATGTGCTTGCAATACAATTTCGGCGAATCGGGCAACCCGAAAAGAATATTTGCGGACGTCAAGTCCGTTGTTCTTGATAAGTCCGCCCCGCCGAAGTAATATTGCGGTTTTAGTTCTTCAATTTTGAAACGTTCTTGATTCAATATCGCTTCAAACGTCAACCATGCTTTTTGCGACGTTTCGCGGATATTAAATTCTTTTGTTAAAAGGTTTGTTACTTTTAAAGGGTCAAGTTTTGCGTTATTAACTGCCCTTTGTAAATAAGCCACCGATTTACTGACGTTTAAATTCGGGTTTGCTTTGACCCACGCTTTTTCGTCCGTCCATTCGGAACGCTCGTCTAATTCGTAAATAACGGGGAAAAAGTTTTCGTCGAAAAATTCTTCCGACCCGTCTTCAAGGGATTTCAACAATGCTTCCGCGTCTGCATATTTCCCGTCGTATAAGTCTTCGCGGACTGTCCCCGCCGTTGTAATAGCAAGAATAATCGGCTCTTGACGCGCTGATGTTCCGTCCCTTATGACATCATAAAGGCGATAACCGTCTTTCCATGCATGGATTTCGTCTAATGACGCAAAATGCGGATTTAAACCGTCAAGCGTGTTATCATCTGAACACAACGGCTTAAACTCTGATTCGGTTGTCGCAAACGATATATTGTTCGTGGTTATCTTTGTTACTTTTTTAAGCGCGGGCGATTTGCGAATCATTTTTGCGGATTCATTCCAAACAATTTTCGCTTGGTCGCGTTTTGTCGCTACTGCGTAGCATTCCGCACCCTGTTCGCCGTCTGCAATTAACATGTAATTGCCTATTGCCGACGAAATAACCGACTTCCCGTTTTTTCTGCCGATAACCAACAACGCTTCTTTGAAACGTCTTTCGCCTGTTTTTTTATAGACAACACCAAAAAGTCCGCTTATAAATGCTTTTTGCCATAATTCAAGGACAATCGGTTGTCCGCCCCACTTGCCTTTTGAATGCTTGCAAAAATCTTGAATAAAGTCGATTGCGCGTTGTGCGCGGGCTTCATTATAAACGAATCTATCGCCCTTTTTTAAGCATTCGACAATATGTTTATATATTCTTTTTACTTTAAGCGACGTTACAATTTCGCCACTTTCAATTTTTCGATAATATTCAAAAATCGGGCTACTTTCGACCGCGCGCAAAGTATTCTTTGAGTTTTTCGAGGTCGTCGCCATTTGATGAATCGTCCTTTTGTAGCATGTCAATTAACAACTTCATTGAAGATTGATAATTCTTTTGCATAGCGTTATAAACTTCAATTTCGACGCTTTTCTTATATCCGAATTGATTTTTTCCGTTGCAATAATATTCTTTAACCCCTTGCGCCTTAATTGTTTTTATTAAATCGTCGAGCGTTACCGACATAAAAGCGATATTTTCAATCAAAGAATCACAAATTTTTATCAAATTTTCGTCAATTTTTGACAAAATTTTAAGCAATTTTTTCTTTTCGGCTTTGATTGCCTTGTCGTTTTTTTTGAAACGAACTTCCGAATTATCGGCGGGCAATGATTCCGAAAAAGTGTTGTTTTCTTCTATATTTTCGGAAACTTCGCTATTTTGATTTTTTTTCTGTGATTTTGCCATATTTTTGAAAAAATTTCCTTATACCACACCCCCCATGCGATTTAACTTTCATTTTTTGAAACTGGGGGTGCGGTCTTTTGGGTTTTTGTCTTGAAATTTCAAGACGGGGGGCTTGAAAAATATTTTTCAAATCCTTAAACCCATTGCTGTGATTGTCTTTCGGGCTTTTTGATTAAGTCCCCGAACTCATCGAAGCAAACATCGTTCCGACAAAACCCATGCTTGCGGTTGTGATGTTGCGCGTGGCATGTCTGACATAACAATTCGAGATTGTCAAAGTTCAATGTTATTTGCGGATTGTTGATATTGTCTTCCGTCAACTTTATTTTGTGATGAACTTCCGTCCCGCTTGCGCTTCCGCAACGTTCGCATATTCCCAACTTGTAAGCCTTGAATGCTTTTTGACATTCTTTCCATGCCTTTGAATTATAAAAAGATTTTGCAAACTTTCGCGCCATAATACAATGAGAGAATGCAAGCAAGGGTCAATCAATGACCCTTGCTTGCGGGCTTCCAGTTATTCACATATTGAAGAATTAGTTTAATGATGTTTTTTAAAAAGATAATAAGCATATAAGCAAAAATCGTCGATTGATAATCCGTTCAATACCGATTTAATATCTTTTATCAAATAAGATTCGCCGTACGCCATTGCTAAATCATGACATTTTGCGCATAACGGTAAAGAAAAATAATCGCGTTTCATGGGTCTGTTTAGATGATAAACCATTCCCCCGCGCGCCCCGCAACGAATGCAAGTCAATCGGGATTGTTCAAACAAAAAAGACGTATCAAAATTCGGGAATGAAAATCCCTTGATTGCCTGCAAACGTTCGTCGTCCATGTTGTGCGTCCAACAATAGCGCAATTCGGGCGGTAGAATAAAATCGGAAAATATTTCCGACGAATCAATAAAACAAATAACCTTTTCGATAAATTCCGACGCTTCTTGCTTTGTCATTTCCGACAAGGTTTTGTTGCTTTGAAACGTTTGTCCGTTCGGCAACGTTTCCGTTTCATAAACTCCGCATTCTTGATATAGCCACTCTTTAATAACGTAAATCGGGTATTTATAGCCGATATTATCAAAATATTTGTTTAAAGCCTTAATCAAGCCCCCGAAAATGAAGCCTAATTGTTTAAGCGTCTTTGTTTGTTTTATGACTTCATACGAAATATTGACCGTTGACCCTTTTTCGTATGAGTTCAAGCAAGTTTTTAAAGCGTTTCGCAAATATTGTTCATTGCTACAACTGAAATTCATGACGCGACTTTTTCTTCTTTGATGATTTCTTCTTGTCCGTACCAGTCGCAACGCTTAACGCGAATCTTTATAATTTCGCCTTTATTGTTTTTAATTTCTTTATTGTCGCCGTAGCATAAGCCTAACGGCGCGCCGTTCCCTTGTCTGATTTTCAATTCTGATTCGGAATAAACAACGTCTTTTTTTCGGATTGCGTCGTCAATCAGTTTTGTTGCTTTTTCGCCCGTTTCTTTTTGCGCAAAAATTCGTCCGTCTAATTTGCGTTCTTCAATCAAGCAAACAACATCTTTTTTGCAAACGGGACATTTTCCCAACAATAAGCGACGGTTTTTGTCCGTCGCATTATCATATAAAAACCATACATCATAAGAATTAAAATCGTTATTACAATGATTTATTTTCATAGAAGCCCCCGTAATTTATCGCCCGTCAACTGCTTTTCGCGCGTCCCCGCATAAAATGCTACTTCGCATGTCCGAACAAATTACTTTTTAACCTTAACCGACTTTCAAAGAAAAAAATATCACCGTAACCATGATATTTTAAAAAAATCATGGTTTTGCATACTTAAAACCATGATTATTCGTAATAATTTTCAAGCCACTTATCTTTATTGAAAATAACGTCAAACTTGTTTATGCCCCACTTTTCAAAGAATAAATTTTCCGACATGCCCGAACTTAAATCGTAATTCATTTCGGCGGGGACAAATATTAACTTTTGTAAATGCTCAAAACGGGAATAATCCGTCGGATTCGTTTTTCTGATTGTCTTTTCGACAAAATGATGTCTTTGAAAATTCAAGAATAAAATCGGGTTGCGTTCTTCCATGTATGATTCGGGCAAAATAGACCGCGTTAATTCGTCAAAGAAATAACGCGGATATTTTTTCAAGTCGTCTTGCATTGAATATTTTGTCATGATTTCGTCCTTAAACTGTCGAAATATTGTTTTCTTGAAAACAAGCACAAAGTTCGGATTTCTTCAATCGTTGAATTATTCGCCCGATTGCTATTGAACGCAATTCGGGTTTTGACCCCGTCTTGATACTCAATATATAAAACGCGATAATTATCCGTGCCGAAATTTTCGCCCCTTATTTCGACGTTTTTTGCGCCTTTTGTATTATTCCCGATATAGTTGCAAATATCGTTGTTTGAAATATCTTTTATTTTTTCATTTCCGTTTAGCATGTTTGCCCCCTTTACATTCAAACCATAAACCGAACAAAAACGCGCCTATGAATCCAGTTATAAACCCGCTGACAAATATCGACACGATATTGTCAAAACTTAATCCGATTATCATTTGCCCACCTCGACTTCGATTTCCAAACTTTTAATTGATTCTATTTTTTGAAGCGTCAAGGCGAATTTGCCTTGTTTTTTCATTTTCTTTTTTAATTTGCGCGGAATCTTTGTTGTAACGACTTTATATTCGCCGATTTCATACATTTTATTGACATTATCAATATAATTTTGCATGCCTGTTTTAAATTGCTGAATCGAAAATCCCGCTTTTTGCCATGCTTGTGTAAAGTCGTTAAAAGCGGATTCCATGTTTTTCCCTATGTTTTTTATAATCGACGCGGATTTGTCCGCGTCTTCATAAGAACAACCAATTTTGCACGGCTCTATTGTCCCGATAGATTCGCCGTTTAAATAAAGATTTGCATTATTTGTCTTCATTCGACACCGCCTTTGCTTTTTCTAATTTTAAAGCCTGCGCCATTTCTTTAATTTGATTCTTTTGTAAAATCAAATTGATTTCTGCTATGCGCTGACGAAGTTTTTTATTCATAAACGGAATCACGAGTTTTTCGCTTTGTTCCGTGTTTGCTTTTATGAATTGATTAACCCAACGACGCAATTGTTTCGCTAATTTCGGCGATAAATATTGCCACACCTCTGGTTGAACTATATCGTCAACGCTTGCGCCGTTAAGTTCTTTTTGCAATTTGTCGCGATTCTGTTTGAAGTGTTCGTTTTCCTGCTCTGACCCGAAATCATCGACAATTATTGTTTTGTTGTTCAAATTTTTTTCAATATTCATTGTTTTAAATCCTCTTTTTTATTGTTAATTACGTTCAAAATCGTTTTTAAGGCTTTGAAGCCCTCTTGTTTAATGCTTTTATTATCTCTTTTGAAATATGTCTTATAATCGACCATATTCAACGTCTTTTCCGCAATCGTTTTTATTTCTTCGATTTTTTTGTCGCGTTCCGACAATAATTCAAGCAAATATTTTATTGTTGATAACATCAACCCAACACCCGCCCGTCTTCCCCCTCTAATCATGACAATTTGTTTTAATTCTTCCATGCCTGCATTCCTTTTAACATTCATAACCAAATTCAAGCCACACGAACGGAAATAACCTTATATAAAGATTGCCCGCGAAATCGTCACCCGTATAACCGCCGTCGCGCCATTGATTGACATAAACGAACGGAAAAAAGACATGCAACCAAAACGGGAAAACATCGTCTTTGCTTTTTTCCCCGAATGGTTTTATTGAAAAGCCACAAAACCACGTCGGGATATAATCCGCGTTAAGATATTTCAACAATAAGCGGATTAACCAACGAATCGGAAAATATTTCAATTTTTCTTCTTCGGGCTTCGGCGCGTTGTTTTCTTCAAAATCCGACATTATGTCTTCAATGGTTAGGTGTTCCGACCCGTCTTTGCATTTTGCGCATTGTTCATGCCACTCTTGTTCAAGCGCAAGACAATCGTTGCATTGTTCGTATTTGATTTTTTTATTTTCCATGCCTGTTACTCTGGCACCGGGCGAAGATGCCGTAGTGGTCATCTGCGGAGCTATTGATCATGCGGCACAATACCCACAATCGGTC